GATGCTCCGGTGGTGTAGAACCCGTTGTTGGTGATGCTGTCCCCAAACAGCCCGACACCGATGCTGAAGGGACTATTTCCAGCCCCTGACACCAGGGCTTGGCTTCCCGCTACCTGCACCGAAGACAGGCGCTTGAGACCGCCCAAAAAGGCCACCACCGCCTGCCCGGTTGCAGGCACCCGCAACACTTCCCCCACCAGGCTGGTGCCGGTCAGTGCAAAGGTGTCGTCGTCGCCGGCAAACACGCTAGCGCCAATGTCGGTAGCGGTGACACCGGGCACAGCCAGCTGCGCCTCACCCTCGCTCACCAGGTTCACAGCAGTGGGGCTGGCGCCCTGCACGTCGCGGGCGCTTGTGGCCGCACTGGCCGCGAAGCCAGCAAACAGGTCACCGGCCACCAGCGAGCGCACGCGCCCGGTGCTGGATTGAATGCCGAGCGCCGCGCCTTCAAACACCGCCGTGGCGGCGGCCAGTTGCAGGCTGTTGCGGCGGTTGATGGTGCTGTAGACGCGGGGCTTGTTTCGGGTGAGTGCCATGGGGCGGGCCTCTTGGGTAGTTGATCAGCGCGCCGCCAGGGCGCGGCGCACGGTTTCCGTGGGTGGGTCGGCTTCGTCGTCATCCTGTTCGTCGTCAGGCGCTGCAAGTGCTGCCGGCACCGGTGCTGCTGCTGCCCCCGGCACGCTAAAGCCTGCCTGCTGACGCGCAGCGGCTTCCTTGATCTGCTGGCGGTGCTTGGTCTCCCAATCGACGCCGTCGTGCAGCAGGCTTTCGGCTTCCAGCGTGCTGGTGCCAAGGGCGACCCGGTCGCGGGCGGCACCCACTTCTTTCTGTGGGTCGATGCTGCCCGGCCCGTCGCCCACCCACTGCGCCTGGCACCAGGCAGCGCGCACCACGGGGTCGGCAAAGAAGCCGGGCGCGCTGATGCGGCCTTCGGCCACTTCGTCGGACAGCCACAGCTCATACACGGGCTGGCACAGCGCGCTGGCGATCCAGTTGCGCCAGCCGAGAAAGGTGCGCCACGCCAGCAGCAGCGCGCCGCGTGCAGCGCTGTAGCTGCTTTGGAAGTGCATCACCAACACTTCGTAGGGCATGCCGATGGCCATGCCGATCTGCCGCATGCAACTGGTGGTGAAGGCGTCAAACTGGGCGTTGGGCCGGTTGGGGTTGTGGCTGACGGGCTCTTCGCCGGGCAACAGGTTGATCACCTTGCCGGCTTCCATCTCACCAGACCAGCCAGTGGATTTGTCGACGATCTTGCTCTTGGCATCGTCGTCAAACAGGTCGTCGAACGCCTGCGGGTCCATCTTCAGGAACACCGCCATCAGCGCTGAAGTCACAGCCGCGCTCAGCTCCGCTTCGCTGTAGCGGGTCAGCTGCTTGATGGGCTCAATCACCGGCGCCAGCACGGGAACGCCGCGCCGCAGGCCAGGGCGCAGTTGCCGGTACAGGTGCAGCACGTTGCGCCGGCCGGTGCTGCTGCCGCGCGCTGCAATGGGTGACCAGGAGCGGGTGCCGCGCGCCAGGGTGTCGTTGGGGTAATGGCTGCAGACGTGGTAGGTGATGGCTTCGCCGGTTTCAGGGCTGCACTCCACCCCGTCGGTCAGCGTCGCGGTGTTGGGGCGCAAGCCAGGGTTGCACAGGCGGTCAGCCTCCACCAGTTGCAGGGCCAGCCTGGTGCGGCCGTTGCGGGCTACGCGCGGGGTCACGACCAGCATGTCCCCACGGCTCAGCACGCCGCGCAGGCTGACATCCTGGATGGCGTAGAAGTCGAGCACGCGCGCCAGGTCGCAATCGGGCGATTCAGCCCAGGTGCGGAACCGGCGCTTGGTGTCCTTCTGCCAGGCCTGCGCCTGATCCTGCGTGATGCCCAGGTAGTCGGCGTCAATCTGCGGGTTGCAGGCCAGCCCGGTGCCAACCACATGGGTGCAGTGGCTGTTGATGACGCTGGCGGCTACCGGGGCGTTGCGCTCCAGGTCGGCGCAGCGCTCTCGCAGCGTGGCCAGGTCGGCGATCACATCGGACTCAGGCGACCCGCCTGACGTGCGCCAGCTGCTCAGGCTGGCCTTGTCCTTGCGGGCGCCCTGGTAGCCGCCCAGCAGGGCCAGCTGCTGGCGGGCCACCATGCGGCGGGCCGCAGCGCGCGGCGCCACGTAGCCAATGGCGCGGTCCAGCAGCGTGGCCGCTGCGGGGGGGATAGGTTGGCGCTTGGGCTGTGCCATGGTGGTCAGCGCGCCGGCACCACGGTGCGGCCCCGGCTGCGGCCTTCGGCGCGGTTGCTGAGCTGCACCACGCGGGCGTTCCAGCTGTCAATGCCGCTGCGGATCTCGGCCAGGTTGGCGCGCGTCACGCTGCGCCCGCCGATGCTGTAGGCCTGGCCGGCCAGCACGGCAGACTCGGCAGCCAGGTAGGCCGCCAGCTGTGTTTCGGCTTGCTGCAGGGTGATGCCCGCCATGCACTTCGCTCCAATAGGGTCGGGGCGAGTGTCCGCAGTTGGGTGTCTCAAGATTAGGGGAAGGTGAGACAGCCCGCGCAATCGGTCAGCGCTTGATCAGCCGGTACAGCCCCGCCCTGCTGATGCCGTGGCGGCGGGTGATCTCGCCAACGGGCTTGTTCTGCGCGTAGTCCTGCCGCACGGCCTGCGTGTCGGGGCCGTCTGATGCGCATGTCTTGACGATGTAGACGGTGTCACCGCCCCACTCTGCCCGCGCCTCGCGCTCGACCGTCAGCGCCAGGTCTTGGGTAATGCTGTCTTCATGCGCCAGCATGCGGTCGATCACCCAGCGGATGATGTCGGTGCCTTTGCTGGTCATCGGCCACGCCCCCCGGTGCGCCCGTTGAATCGGCTGGACAGCGACAGGCTGATGCGGCCGCTGCCCAGCGGCTGCGGGGCGGCAACTGCTGGTGCAGTCGGGCGGGGCGGCACCGGCGCAGCGGGCGGCGGAAGTGAAGGCGGTGCGGCGGGCGGCACTGGCGGGCGGGCCGGCCCGGGCTGGGCGGCAGCCGGGGCGCTGGCGGGGGGCAGCTCGGGCAGCGGTGCTGGCATGGGTGGGGTTGGGGTTGGGGTGTCGGTTGCGGTTTCGGCCACGACGGCGGCATCAGCCACCACCGGGTCGAGCAGGGATGCCTGGCGCATGCGGGCCTCAATGGTTTGCCACCTTTCGGGCTTGAGCAGGTGCAGGCGCAGGTGGCGCACCATGTAGACGCAGCCCACGGTGCAGTCCAGCGCCTCGTTGCGGCGGTCTTGGCGCTCGGTCCATTCACGCACGCGGGGGTTGTGGCGGCTGGGGATCTTCATTTCCCCCAGCAGCTGCTCGAAGAAGTCGTCACGCACACCCTCATACCAGTGCATGCGGCCGGGGCCGCTGCCTGCCAGGCGCACGCGGCCGCCTTCCTGAGCCCAGCCCAGAACCAGGTCCTTGGCCTTCGCCGTGCCGATGATGTGCACCTGCACACCGGCACGAGCGGCCTTGGTGCTGCGCTTGTCGGGGTCGATCGCCTTGGGCTTGGTCCAGATCTCGACACGCCCCACCTTGTCGCTGGCGCCCTTGCCGGCAATCACCGGGCGGTCTCGGCGGTCGTGCTTGCGCACAAAGTCATAGACCGCTTCGCTGGTCTGGCCGTCGCCGCTGTCGATGCCCACCGCCGCAATGGGGATCGTCACGCCACTGGCATGCAGCACGGTGCGCTGCAGCAGTTGTTCCAGCTCAAGCCACGCACCGGCGTGGCTGACGATGGTGCGGCCGGGCAGCTCGCCCCAGTAAGCAAGCCACATCTCCTCACCCCGGCCAACCGTCCACACGGTGACGGCCAGGCGGTCGTGCTGCACGTCGACGTACATCACCGGCACCAGGCCGGCGGCCGGCGTGCGCCACTCGCCGTAAGGCTCGGCACGCTCGCGCAGCTCGTCTTCCTCGGGCAGCTCGCCGCGGTACTCCCACGGCAGGCCCAGCGTGCTGTTCCAGAATGCCACCATCTTCTCGGGCTGGCCGGTCTCGAACTCGGCCAGCGCCACCAAGTACTTGCGCGCCAGCTCGGGCAGGCGGCTGCCGTCGAACGTGCTCAGCAGCTCGTTCAAATAGAAGCCAGGCGTGCTGCTTTCGGCGGTGGGCACCCAGCCGAACAGCGGCGGCAGCAGGCTGGTGCGCTGGATGTTGCTGATGCGGTCGTCGTCGGTCCACACGGTGCCGCAGTGCGGGCAGCTGTAGAACGCGTCTTCCCAGCGGGCGCGGCCGAACACCTCGCGCGCTGGCCACCTGGCATCCAGCGCCGGGGCGGCCAGGGCCTTGTCTTCGTCGCTGAGCGACAGGCCGGGGATGGTGACGTTGCCCCACTCCAGCGCATGCCTTTCGCCGCAGCTGTGGCACTCGCACTGGAAGTAGCGCTGATCAGTGCTGCGCATCTCCTTGACGATCAGACTGGTTGCCTTGGCGGTGGGCGTGCCGCCGATCAGCTGCAGGTCGTCGGGCGCGTAAGTCTTGGTTCGCTCGGCCAGCAGGGTGATGGCGTTGCCCTGCCCGCCCACGTTGGCGTTGGTGTCGTCGGGCTCTTCGACGATGCCGACCCGGCCCGAGCTGCTCTTCACGTCGCTGGGGCTGTTGCTGGCCACCAGCTTCAGCAGCCCGCCCTGAAAGTGCCGCCGCGTGATGCCGCTGCCAGCGGCCCGGCTCTTCAGGTTGACACGCTCGGCCAGCACGCGGGTCGCGCGGATCATGGGTTCCAGCTTTTCGGCCGCGAAGTCCTTGGCCGACTTGTCACGCGGGAACATGGCCACGATGACCGACGGCCGCCAGTGCATGTGGTAGCCGATCACATTGCACACGATGCCGGCGGTGTAGCCGACCTGGGCGCTCTTCTGGCACACCACCTTGCGCACCGCCGGGTCGCTGGCAGTGGCCAGGATGCCGCGCAGTGCGGGCGTTTCGTCCATGCGGTACTTGCCAGGCTTGCTGCTTTCCTCGGGCGAGATCTCGCGGTATGTCTCTGCCCATTCCAGGTTGGTCAACGGCGGCGGGGGCGCCAGCTCGCTCCAGGCGCGACCGAACATGCCGTCGATGGCAGCGGCCGCAGCGGCGGCGGCGGCCTTTAGGGCATGGTCGGGCACGCGCGCGTTCATGGCGCAGAGGCCTCTTCTTCCACCACCTCGTCGGCGTGGCGCCAGGCGGCCAGCTTGCGCAGGTATTCATCGAACGCGGCGCGCAGGGCTTCCTCGACCTGGCGCCGTTGC